CACCTAACATATCATTACGTGGTTTCATGTTCATCATAGGTGATGCCAAACGAATGAATCCAACCCACTTATCACTCTTAACTTCTTTAACTGCAAACTTGATATTTCTACCAGGGATACTAGTCATGTTAGAATGTGATGAAATAATTGAGATGTAGTTATCCCACATACCCGATGGTATTTCTGTCACTTTAAATTTCATATCATTAGGATGCATAGTAAAATCTGAGAACAAGTCATCTTCTGGTCCCATCCCAGGTAGAGTAACTGGTCTCTCACTCATAGAATTTAATTTTTGTTCTCTCATGTATTCTTCGACATTTGCATATCGATCAAAATAATCAGAAAACATCTTGGCACAAACTAATGCCTGTTCTTTAGTTAGTTTCATTCTTCTGTGCTAGAATCTCTAAAGAGTATCATCTTACCTGCTTCTAATAATGCGATTGCACTCAATCTATTCTTTACTGATGCGTTGATATCAACATCACCATCTTTAGTTAGGCATGCAAAAATAAGTTCTGTGATTTCACCATCTTCGATTTTCTTTCTAACTTCTTCAACTGTATCCAACAGATTTTGTTTCTCTGCTTCTTTGTGTTTCTTTTCCATTTGTGCAAATGAGAATACGTTATCGGTCATACCTTAATCCCTTCAAAGTTTTTACTAAATTTATTTGGTTTACTTGGAATACTAGGAGCACCTGAATCAACAATATCAACTTGTGCAGACTGTTCGGCATCATACAATCTCATCTTTGCACGATCAATACCAAGAACAAATCGTTTATATAAATTAGGATCGTTATAACGATTCTTCAATTGCTTCACCATGATCTGACCAAGTTGTTCTAGTTCTTCTGTCGATATCAACGCAAACATAAAGTCGGCAGTTGCAGGTAGACCAAATGATTCTGACGTATCTTCAAGTCCAGGGTCAGAACTTGTGAATCCTGATCGTGTTGTTTGTGTTGCCGATACGATTGCAACATTGTGTTCAACTGCAAGTCCACGTAGTTCTTCTGCAATAGATTTTACATAACTATAGGAATTAACATTAGACCCTGGTTTGATTCGTGCAGATGCACAGATATTAAGATAGTCAATGAATATCATATCTGGTTTAAAGTTTTTCTTCAACTGTAAGTCACTCAACAATGCACGGAAGTGTAGTGCCGATGCAGATGCAGTTGGAAACTCTTTGATGATAAGTTTACCATTTGTCTTTGCCTTCAGTACATCAATCTTTCTTTCATAGTCTGTTTTACTGATTGCATGTAGTTCAGATATATCGATGTTCAATAGATTCGCATCAATACGTTCTGCAATCTTTTCTTCTGCCATCTCAAGTGTAATGTATAAAACATTCTTGCCTTGTGTTAGAACAGATGCTGCCACATGACACATGAATAAAGATTTACCAACACCTGTACCTGCCAATGCAATATTCAAAGTCTTTGCGGGCAATCCACCTTTTGTAATCTTATTGAATAGGTCGAGATCAAATCTAATCTTTTCTTCTTTACGATGATAGAAGTCGAATCGATTTTCAGAATCGTTGATGTAGTCATGACCAATGTGTGAATCAAATGATACACCAAGTGCATCACTCAATAACTTTGGTATCTCACCTTTTGATTTTGTACTACTATCTAGGATTTGAACAGATTCCATGATCGCATTGTATATAGCACGATCCTGACAAAACTTTTCAGTTTGTTCAGTCAACCACCTCTGTTCTACTGACACATCTCTTTCTTCTTTGAGTGTGTTCAGTAGTTCTGTGGTTAGTCTTAAATCTTGTTCAGTAATTGATTTAGAATCCGACAGATTAATAATGACGGATTCATACGTTGGTAGATTGTTGTATGTGTTTACAAAAGAATTGATTTCTTTGAATAAAATCTTTTCTGTTTTGTCGGTAAAGTATTCTTCTTTTATGAAAGGCAAAGTCTTGCGAGTAAATTCCTCATTGTAGAATAAATTCCTCAGAATCGTTGTTTCCAGTTTTTTCATTTTCTGCTTTTGCCAGTAATATAGTTGTTAGAATGTCTCCCATTATTGTAGAGAATTCTTCGTCGTTTGTCAATACATCAATATCATGTTGTCCTGGGTCAATGATGGTGAACCCGAATTGTAATCTTGCGAGTTCACCTTCTTCAACTATCTTTGCTTTATGATAGTGATACAATACACCTGCATACTTACCTTTAGTGAGTGCGATTCCAGTAATTGATTTGTCATCGGAATCAAAAAAGATATAATCTTCACCTTCTTTAAGCATCTTCGGCTTCTTCTTCCAAAACTGAAGTTTCTCCCATAATGTTTCCATAAGCAATTTCATATCGTTTCCTTACATACTCTTTAAATTTTTCACTTGCAAGTATATCTTCCCAGAACCCTTTTGTTTGTGTATCTGAGAATCTATGTTTCTCACCAATCTCACCGGTATCTTGATCTACCTTTGCATACCAACCATTTGATGGTTTACTTACAAAGTTTCCTTCAAGTGCAATATCCATTAGACCGGAATACTTTTGGATACCACCTTCAAATGATACGGTGATTGGAATCTTTGATTTCTCTTTAACGAATCGTGACTTCTCAACATTGATGATGAAGTTGTAACCAGTAATTTCTGTTCCGGTCTTTTCTTGTTGACGACCAAGAATCCAGATAGTATCTGCTGAATAAACGATACCAGTACCACCAGATACGATTGCCTTAGGGAACATTCCAATTTCCATGTATGTGTGATTCACAACTACCATTGGAATATCTTTGAGTGTTAGATGTGGTGTAATCATTCTAAACAAAGATTTCAATTGTTTAGCACGGGTCATGTCTGCAACAGACTTACCTTCCATCGTATCGTCAATCTCTTTCTTCGATGCGAGGTTGCCAATAGAATCGATAACGATGATTACACGTTCACCCTTTTCAATCTGTGCTGCTTGATTCATCAAGTCATGTTTGAGTTCTTCAATATCAGTAATAGGTGTGTGCAATACACGATCCATGTTGATACCAAATGTTTCAAAGTATGCTTGCGGTGAACCAAACTCTGAATCATAGAATAACACAACTGAATCTGGATACTTTGCTTGATATGATGCTGCCATCAATAATGCAAATGCTGTTTTAAAATGTTTAGATGGTCCTGCGAGTACAGTAATACCAGGAGTCAATCCTCCTTCGATGTTTCCAGACAATGCAACATTAATCATTGGTACAGATGTTGGAATCACATCCTTGTTACCAAATAGTGTTGATTTAGATAGAATCGCTGTCTGTGCGATTGTTGAATTCTTCTTTAACTTATCAAGTATTCCACTCATTTAAATTCTCCGGTCATGTTTGCAATTTTGTCTTTGGCTATTACTGTACTTTTTTCGTCTATGAATGATTCTACACTAGCTACTGGAGGAACGTCAATAGACTTACGAACCTTTACCTTTTGTTTTTTATCTTTGATACTCTTACGGTATGTTTGATTAGCAGCAATCAACAATAATACTGCCAATGGATCGAAAACTACAATGATAACAAATATAACTAGTCTTACTGCTTTATCTATAAGGTCACGATCTTGCGTTTCATAAACTACTTCGGCCACATATTTTATAGGTCCCAATTCTGACTCAGCCTTCTTAATTTCCAATGAAATAGGTGACCTTTCTTCTGTAATTTTCTGTATTTCGGTCTGCGCCCTAGCAATCTCATCAGCGATTCGTGTGCGCTCTTTCTGTTGGGTTTTACGAATTTGGTTCGATCTTTCAGCGCCTTTCTCGTCCGACGAGCGTACCATGACCTGGTCAACCGCCGCATCCAACTGTAAGAGATTTTTGCGATTAGTCTCGATGCTCTCCTTGAGTGTTTTGATCTTCTCATCATAAATGAATTCCTTTTCAATCAATGGTGCAATGCTTGATGAATGTTCTATGTGTGCTTTTGACAGATAACCAAAGATACCCATCGATGTAATTGCCATGAGTAATATAACAGCAATTAAAAAGTAATAACGCATCCATCGTGTTGTAACATTCCAATTGTTATATAACCAAGATACTGTTACTAATTTAGACAACTCAAGTACCGAACCCATGATAATAATCGGCCAGTATGATCCTGGGAATATCTGTGCAAGTCCAATCACCGAATAGTATGCGGCAACAATAGACAAAGCAATAGCAGTTAGAAATGGTAATAACGCTTGTAACATTAGAAGAAACTCTCCAACGAATTAGATTTTTCAGACTCCCATCCCATACAGTTTAGAA